GGCAGCGCAATGTTGGATTAGCGATAAAGAAGATAATGGAAAGTTACAACCTCCAAAACTATTATCATTTAATTGTTTTAGAGGAAGAAAAAGAACCAGATAAAATAGCAGCGGCTGCTCGTTTTGAAGAATTTATTAACAAAGAGCCTCAGTTTGTAGGAGACTCGAAATGAAAAAAATAGCAAGCTTAATTACCCCCCTTTTGGTATTAAGTTTGCTATTTTTAGCATTTAAAAACGCTAAAAAAAAAATAATAAAAGGAGTTGCTTATGAGTGATAATAGTACAAATGATAACACAGATAGTACAAATACTGTTTTAACTGATCCCAAAATCGACAATGGCCAAGTCGAACGCGAGACAATTTTAACAGATTCGAAAAATAATGATAAAAATTCGGTCAACAAAGACAATGATCACAATGTACCCGAAAATTCTTTTACATTAACGTTAAAAGATAACTCATTATTAGATGAAAATCATTTAGAGAGCTTAGAAATTTTTGCAAAAGCAAATAATTTCAACCAAGAAAAAGCGGATGAGTTATACAAAACTGCTGAGGAGATTTTAGAAAAAAACACAGCTAAACAGGCGGCTAGTGAAGATAGCAAGTATGAAAAATGGCTATCTGATTCTAAAAATGATCCAGAGTTTGGGCGGGATTCTTGGGATGACAATGTTGTAAAAATCAAAAGTTTTTATGATGCCCATCAAACAAAAGAGTTAACTCAGCTTTTAGAAGATACAGGGATTCAATATCATCCCGAAGTATTGAGGTTATTTTATAGGTTATCAAAAATTCATGAGTCATTTTCTGAAAAAAGCAAAGAGGACGTGTATGTGGCTAATAAGCCGGCATCACAACCTAAAAGTATAGAACAGTTATTTTATCCGGATATGGCTAAATCATGAATAAAGAAACAATAACATTTCATAGGCAAGTTATAAGACATCTAAAGGGGATATGTACAGCGTATGAATTGTGGATAAAGGAAAAAGAAAAAAAATAAATAAAAATAAGCACGCAAAAAAGACACGTTATACCACTCTTTTTTAAAAAAGCCTCCTTGTTTGTTATAGGAGAAACAAACAATGGCATTATTAAACAATCAATTAACACTGCTTGAAGTAGCAAAGCGTTTAGACCCTAACGGTCAAATTCGTAACATTGCGGAATTACTTCAACAAACAAACGATGTTTTGCTGGATCTTCAATACAAAGAAGCAAATGGGATTAATTCGCATACGAGTACGGTTAGAACAAGCCTACCGACAGTTAATTTCAAGAAGCTAAATGAAGGTACACCAATATCAAGCTCAACAACTGCCACGATTGAGGAAAGACTAGGCATATTAGAAGCTTTCTCTCAAGCTGATGAAAGCCTAGTTAATTCAAGTGGTAACCCTGCAGCTTATAGATTATCTGAGGCTGTATCATTTTTAAGTGCAATGTCTCAAAAAGCGGCTGAAACGTTTTTTTATGGCAATGCTTCTATTAATCCAGAAGAGTTTAATGGATTAGCTCAGCGATATAACGGATTAACAGGATCAGAAGCTAACACAAAAAATGTTATTAATGCCGGTGGTACTGGTGCAGATAACATGAGTATCTGGTTAGTTGGTCACGGAGAAGAGGGCTTATCAGCTCTATACCCTAAAGGCTCTCAGGTAGGATTAGAACGCAAAGATTTAGGTGTAAACCCTGTAACAATGATAGAAAACGGAGTCACTAAAAAATTAATGGCTTATGAAGAACAATTTAAATGGTGTTTTGGAATATCCGTTAAAAACTGGCAAAACTGTGTTCGTATTGCCAACATTGACGTATCAAATTTATCCGGTGGATCTGCTGCTGATTTACAGGATCTTATGATTGAAGCACACCATAAAATAGCTAACCAAAACAGCGTTAATTTATCATTCTATATGAACAGAACAGCTTTTTCATACCTAGACAAACAACGTGTTGGTAAAACTGACGGGAACGTTGGATGGGATAATATCGACGGTAAAATTGTATACAATTTCAGAGGTATTCCAATTAGGAAATGCGATGTATTAACGACAAGCGAAGCAGCTTTATCATAATTTTATTAAAAGGAGAAAAACATGTTAGATAAACAATTAACATTTGACGAGAAAGCACAGAAGTTAACAACTGCTGCATCAACGGATAGTATTGATTTAGCTGTAGCAGAGCCTACTTTGGGAGCAGGAATTAAAGCAGTTGTTGAGTCAATCGTCACAACGGCCATGACTGATTCAGGAAATGACTCTACGATGACTGTAACATTAGAAGAAGATGACAACAGTAGCTTTTCAAGCCCTACGACAGTAGCCACTATCGGGGTGTTTGCTGCAACTTCTGCCGCGGGTACGAAAAAAAGTATTGTAATCGCACCAGACACAATATCTCAGCGTTATTTACGAGCTAAATACACTGTTGCGAATGGCGATTTAACAACTGGTAACTTTACAACGTTTATCACTGTTGGTTCTGACTCTTACCATGCATACGCAAGTGGATTCACTGCTTAATAATGTTTAAAAAAGTGCAAGCTATCAAAAAAGGGTTCTATGATGATCTATTGAGAGACGTAGGATCAATTTTTGAAGTCAAAAGCGATTTAAACGCATCATGGTTTGAAGATGTAAAAGAAAATGAAGAACAAGAAATTCAAGTGAAAATTGAAGATCAAAAATCTGAAATTTCAGAAAAACCAAAAAAAGCTAAGGCTAAAAAAAAATAAAGCTATGCTACGAGAGGGTGAAAGCCCTCTCAAAAAAAAATAAAGAGGAATTACAAACATGACAAGCAAAATTGAAATCTGTAATATGGCGCTGCGGCACTGTCATTCAACCAAAAGTATTAGCAGCTTAACAGAGCGTCAAAAAGAAGCGGGTGTTTGTAATACCTTTTATGACATTAGTTTGTTTTCGCTACTAGAATCGTTTAGATGGGGGTTCGCAACAAAAATAGAATCATTAGGATTAGTCGAAAAAAACCCAAATGATTTATGGGCATATAGCTATGCTGTTCCTTCTGATTTTTTAAAAGCAACAGGAATACTATCTGGAATCAGAAACGAGACTTTATCGCAAAGAATACCATTTGAGTTGGTCTTTGGGGAAACGTCGAGCTTAATATATACAGATCAAGAAGGCGCAAAGCTTGAGTACATCAAAAAGCATAACAACCCTGCACAATATCCACCCAGTTTTACAATCGCGTTAAGTTATTTATTGGCATTTAATATTTTGCCATCACTAAGCGTTGGCGATACTTCGCGAAAAGAAAAATTATATGAATACTATCAAATACATTTATCCATTGCTCAGAAAAACGATCTTGAAAACAGATCTCCAGATTTAGCGCCAGAATCAGAAGCAATTACATCAAGGTACTAAAAAATGACTACGTTCACACAAAGAAGTTTTGCATCCGGTGAATTAAGTCCTCAGCTGTATGCACGAGTCGATACGGTTAAATATGCAACAGGGTTGCGTACATTGCGTAATTTTATTGTAAATAGGCATGGAGGCGTGTCGTCAAGACCGGGAACAACCTTCGTTGCAGAGGTCAAAGATTCAACCAAAAAAGTAAGGTTAATTAAGTTTCAATTTAATGCAGATCAAACATATATTTTAGAGTTTGGTAATCAGTACATGCGAGTACATCGTTACGGAACTCAGTTAAGTGATATTACGCTTACAATCACAAATGTATCCAAGAGTAATCCGGGTGTTATGACCTACACCGGAACAGACCCGCAAAACGGTGACGAAATATATGTGAAGGATATAGAGGGCATGACAGAGCTTAACGGTCGAAGCTTCAAAATAGCAAATGTAAATTCAAGCGCTAAGACATTTGAGTTGCAAGATATGACAGGAACAAACTTTAATACATCGTCTTTATCAACTTACACCTCTGGAGGTACGGCATTGGTTGTTTATGAAATAGCTACCCCATACCTTGAAAGTGATTTAGATGAGATACAATATGTACAAAGTGCTGACGTTGTTACTTTGGTACATCCAAGTTATGAGCCACGTCATTTATCGCGAAGCGGACACACTAACTGGTCGCTAAGTACGATTAATTTTACACCCACAATTTCAACCCCTACAGGCTTAACTAGTAATTATGCTAGTGGATCAACGTATGAATGGGTTGTAACAGCTGTAAGCTCAACCAACTTTGAGGAATCTCTAGTATCAAACACAACACAAAGCAGTACTAACCCCGAAAATACACCTGTTACATTAACTTGGAATGCAGTGAGTGATGCACAAGAATATAACGTATACCGAAAAGTAAACGGAATTTTTGGTTTGATAGGTGTTGCAGGATCTAATACTTTTGTAGACGAGGGCGCTACCCCTAACACAACAGATACGCCGCCTATAGCAAGAAATCCATTTTCGAGTTCAAACAACTATCCAAGTTGTGTCGCTTACATACAGCAAAGGCTAGTTTTCGCTAACACTAACAACAATCCAGAAAATATATATATGTCACAAACAGGCAGATTTAATAATTTCACAATTAGCAGCC